TAACAGTCTTTCTTTTTTTGCTTTTTGTAAATCTCTAATTAAATTCATTTCTTGCCCTTAAATATTTGAGTTCCCTTTATGCCATATATGCTCGCCACGACAAGGATCCATAAATTTGTGAACCAGCTCGGAAGCTGCGAGAACATGTCAAAAAATTGTTTTACTTTTTCCATAGCAGTTGGATCATCCGATATCACTGCCCAAGCGAGCACCAACACGGGCAAACTGAGAATTATCAAAACTGCCTCGTCTTTCCAGTCTGATTGTCTAGCCTCTAACAATTTACCCTGATAGGCTTCCTCGCCACGTGCTTGACGTTCTGCATGTAACAATTGTGCATCAGACATTGCCATCTTTGCTTTTTGTTTATTGGCGTATATCTTACTGCCAGCAGATACTGCTAATTTAATTGCACTGAACCACATTTTCGTATTTCTCCTGTCTTCGTAAACTCATGTATTCTATCATCATCTCAACACATTCGTAAGCCCTACCACCTGATAGCTTCCATTTGTATGTTTGTGTCCAATGAGATTTTCTAAGTCTTGGTTTTACTACATTTCCACCAAAAAAATCGGCAAATTTCTTTACAGAGTCTTGATCACACATCTCAACACTACATTGAAACGATTTTCTTCCATTTCCCTTACCCCAAATACCAAAACTTCCTTCACCATCAAATAATCCTGCAAGGAATAATAGTTTATTTTTTTCTGAAAGATTTTCGTAAGAATTTTTTTGCATTTTTGAGTGAGATTCCTTGTGGATTTGGTCCTCTCTTAGGCGGTGGCCCAGATTTTTTCCCTCCACTTAATCCTTTCCTCATTTTTGTTGCATCTTTTCCCTAGCTACTTCTAAACGTTCATCAGATTGTGCATCTTGTTGTGCAAGTTTATCATAATCGTATTCTAAACGCTGTGCAGCTCTTTGATTTTCTTGATCTTGTTTAAATCTTGTTTCTTCAGCTTTTCTCTGTAGATCCATAGCTCTTAAATCAACTTCTTGCTGTTTAATTTTAACTAAAGGATCTTGTTTATTTGCATTTGCCTGCATTTCAGTTTGTGCAAGCTCTTGTGTAATACGTGCTGCAGTTTTTGCTACTTCAGCTTCAAACATAATTTCAAATTGTTGAGGATCAGCTTGTGCCAACTGTTGCATTTGTGGGTTTTCCATCATCACAGCTCTAACTTCTGCTTTTGCCTTAAATGAAATGTGATCAGATATGTGTGATTGTAGTAAAGCATACACTTGTGGGTTTATCTGAACCATTCTTGTTGCCATAAACGCCATGTGAGCAGCAATATGTGCATCGTGATCTTGCATTTCAAACGCCACTAACAACTTCATTTGTAATGCTCGTGCATTTTCTTTTGCAGGATCTAATGGTTCAGGTTGTTTTGGTGGTGGTTTAAGAATTGCCTCTATTTGTTTTGTACCAAGTGCCTCATAAACACGTCTGTAAGCCTCATGAAGGTTGTGCATTTGAGGATTTGACTGTGCGATTTGTAATTGATTCTGTGCTAACATCACTCTTTGCGCCATAGACATGATATTTGGGTCTGCAACAGGTAAAATATCCACTCTGTTGTCAAAATCTGCAGATTTTATTTGTCTTGGGCCACCGTAAACATCATATGGATACTCAGGTGGTAGTGATTCACCACAAATTCTTGCTAAAATTTTAAATTCAAGACGCATCGCATAGTAACATCGCTTGTGAACTCCGCTCATAACACGTGATCCACGCTCCATAAGAGCCACTGTAGTGCCCACGGCTCTGTTTTGTAGGTCATTACCCACGTTTGAGTCTGTAATGGCTGCAAACTTTTGTCCTGCTTGTACAACAAAACCTAAAAGATTGTACAAAGTAACGCTTGGTTCTGTAAATGGTAAGTTAAAAAACTGATCTCTGATGTTTCCACCTGGTGCATCAACGTCTCTGAACTCTCCAGGTTGTATAGGTTGGTCATCATCACGTACTCTGATACCTCTAGACTTAAATCCTGCAGGTAAATTTTTTAAAGTTCCTGCATCAATCAATTGTCTCAATGATTGAGTGGCTGCCTGAGACAGTCCACCAATCATATGAGTTAAACCAAAACCATAGAAACCTAATCCTGGTAGGAACTTGTAATGAACAAAGTATTCTATTCTGGAGTAATTAAGATCCCCAGGTCTATAGTTTCGATAAATCGATAATATCTCTCCTGATCCTTCATCAATAGTAACAATGTATGGAATTTTTATTTTTTTGGCTTTGTCATCAAACTCTTCATAGTCATCAAGATTTAAATCTACATGCATTTCTAATATTGTGTGTAAGTAATCATCACCACTTCTTTTAATTCCTTCTAACTGATTTAATTTTTTCTGAACATCATCAGGTTCTGTATTAGACTCAATTAATTCTATATCTCTATAAAAACCTGCTGCCATTTTTTTAGTAACTTCGTTTTGAGTCATCTTGATGACGTGAGTAATTCTTTCACAATCTTTTAAATCTGAAGCATAATATGGAACTACTAAATCTTCTGCAGGAATAAATTTAGATACAGGTCTATCTAACATTGCATCAAAATATATTTTTTTAAATGTAGATCCTGATAGTGGTAAATAAAATAACATCTGATCCATATCAGTTGTATAGTCTTCCATCTCCTCCATCAGCAGGTAATTCATATAATCTTTTACTCTGTCTGCTTGTTGTTCGGTGGCCGGTGTTACTAAGCCTACAACTTGTGTCCGTACAGGACCATCAGATGGCACTAGCTCTTTGTATGCTTGTGCTTGAAATTGTGTAACAGACTCAGCTAACAATGGATGCGTGACACCGGAAGCTCCTTTAAATGGTTTCGTAACTTCTTGATACTTGGTTCCTAATAAATCTAACCCTTTGATGTATGCATCTTCCCATTCTTTTCTAGAAGTCTTATCTTTTTTGTATTCTTGAATAAGTTCCATGGCCATGTCTTTAAGAGTTCTCTCGTCCATAGCCTCTGCTAAGTTTGCATTGAAATCATCTTCAGGGCTTGCCTCTGGCATTTCCTCACCCTCAACAGCTACATCAACTTCATCACTAGGTAATGTTTCTACTTCAGTTTCTTCTAAAATATCTTCTGTTTGAGGTTCTTGTTTTTCTACAGCCATTTCAATCCTTAATTTAGTTTACTTATAAACCCACCTTCTTTTTTGTAGATCTTTTGTGGGTTTACCATGTTAGGTGATACTTTAACAGAAAAAACGTCTGTGTACAATCTAAGGTCGTTATCAGGTATTAATTCGTATCCTCTTGCTTTTTTACTAGCTGAATCATTGTGTTTCGCAACCTTGTATTTATTACCATCGTAAATATCTAATTCTTCAATTTCAACTCTTTTGTATGGTTTCGTTGGATCTGATCTTGAAACTTTTATTGGTCCTGCTTGAGTATTAAAATCTTTAGCAATTTTTTTCATAAGCGATGGAATGACTGCTGGTGATTTTGATCCAGGTGTTTTGTTACCTCTAAAATATCCGTAAGCTTCTTGGTAAGATTTTGTATTAGGCATCCCTGTTCTTGACGATTTTTCTATTCCTCTCATCATCAAATTAACTGGAGCCACAGCTACATAATCTACACCTTCTTTTGCAGCTAGATTAGTTAAATAACTAAGAGCAGCTTTTGCTTGAGAAGATCTGTCAAGTAACGGGTAATAATCGACACCGGTAATTGAACCACCATAATCACTTTGCACTCTTCCATATTGACTGTATCGTGCATCAGGAGATTTTAATTGATTTTTTATTACTTCATCAATATCTTTAATTCTTTTAGCATTTAATTCCATTTGTCCTGCATTAAGTTTACCACTCAAAACATCATCGCTTAATTTTTTTCTAGCTTTTAATAAATATTCTGTAATTTTTTCATTTTGATAAGGGTTCTGTCTAAAGGGTGTATTGAAAGGCTCAGCATTTCTATCTCTTAAAAATTTACTTATACCTTGATTAGTGTCAGATTGTATTTCGTGAATTAAAAAAACTTTTTTTCCATCCGATGTAGTTCTTGTATCCCAACGTATATGTGCAAGAGGATTTTCATATTCTTTACCATCAAAGTGAGGGTTTTTTCTTCTTCCCCCTTTTATATTTCTTGGTATTGCTTCATCTAAAACAATTACTGCTTCTCTATAATTCTGACCTCCAGGAAACGTGTAACCCGATTGTTGTGCGAATTTAGGAGGTGTAACATTTTTTATTGATGCAACAATGTCATCAATCTCACCTTGCATTTGGTTGATTGCAATTTTTTTGTCGTTTGGCAATCCATCTTTTATTTGTTTAAACAAAGCAGCAACGTTTGAATTAGCATCTGCAATAGCTTCTCTATTTCCATCTCTTATTGCTGAATTTAAAGCTCTCATTTCATTTCTTAATAATTTAAGATTATTTTTCATTGCACCAACCTCTAAACCTGATTCTCTTAATTCAGTTAACTTTTCTACTCTAGACATTGCTGGGTTAACATTTACTACTCTTTCAAGAGATCTTTCCATATCAGCTACTTTTGAAATAGATTGTTTTATAGAATTTTCTGCTTTATCAACAATTATTTGGGGCACACCAAGTTCTCTAATTGCAATTCTATTTACAGGATTTTCTAAAGCCATATCTGCAAGAACACGACCAGGTATTTTTATTCCTGCTTGTTTTACAGCATATAACATACCACCAGTAAGATCTCCCGCTCTATCAAACTGTGCGATATTAGAATCAAAAAGTTCCTCTATAGGCACAGTCATTTCTTTGTTCATTAAATGAGGAGTACCTTTTGCCTTACCTGTATCATATTTAAATTTTCTAGCTGTCACAAAACCATCTTCAAAGTCTCTTCCAAACAATTTAAATTTTCTTTTTCCTCTATCTACTAACCAATCAGCCCACTCATCTGCTGTAAAAGATCCATCACCTTTCATAGCAATACGATCGTAAAGAGATGATCCAAATATTCTACTCTGATCATAATTTCCTTCAGATCCCGTAACGGTGTTTTTTAAATTACGCATTGGAGTAACTAAAAACGGAGCTTGTATCTTTGGTTCTTTTTTAACTAAAGCTCGTGATTGTTCTGCAACAGTTGGAACATTTGGTCTTGCTGTTTTTAATTGATTTAAGGATACTTCAGGAAGTCCACCAATAGTAGTTGTCTCTATTGTTTCCGGTGTTACTGATTCTTTTTTACCTCGAAGTATTCTTCGACCAAGGCCAATCAGATTTCGTAGGGACATTACCCCTCCTAATACATCTTAGTAGGTTTGTTTCTACCTAATTTGCATTTTACTTTTACAGATGTTCCTGACTTGTAACCCATAGGTTTACCTATCATACCACCGCCCATGTAAGTTTTTTTAACAGGTGCTACTCTATTTTGTTTAGATGGTCTTTCCACTTTTCTTGGATCACCAACATTTTCTTTTCCAATAACTTTTGCTATCGCAGCCTGTCTTGTTTGTTGAAATCTTTCTTCTTTCATAGGATTTTCAGGACTTCCTTTTTTATATCCCATAGGTCTGTTCATCATACCACCACCCATTTTAGGTTTAGGTTTAGGTTTGATAGGTTTTGGTGTTAATGGTTTACCACCAGCAGTTGGCTTAGGTCTAATAACTGGAGGAACTCTTGAACCTAATCTTGCTTTCATAGCAGCTCTACCGCCTCTCAGTATTTTAAAATCTTCGGCATCAATTCTGTTGTTATTATTTTTATCTAATTTTTTTTGTCCACCAGTAAGTCCACCTTTACTAAATTCACTTCCAGTATCAGATGCTGGTGCGCTTCTTTGTTTTTTTCTGTATTCTTTCATACCAGGACGGTTTTTTAATTTGTATCTATAATCACTCATTGCGTTATCAAATCTTTTATCAAAAAGTTTATCCATTTTTTCTATTTGTGAGGGTTTAACTCCTTTATCAAAAAGTTTTTCTTTTTTTTCTTTAACCATGTCGTAGATATCGCTTTTACTTTTACCTGACATTAAAGCGTTTAAGATACCAATTTGACTTACTCCATATGATGTTGCCATAATAAATCCTAATAATATTTATATTCTTTTTCTAATTTCATTGGTGGGTCGTCCCAATCGTCCGAGTACGTAGAAACAAATCCACCTTGTCGATATCTTAACACAGCTTGGGTCATAGAATCAACATAGTCATCGTATTGTCCATTAGGGAATGCTGCACATTCCTCAATTACTTCCTGTGCCCAGTGTTCGTTAATCGGTGCAAATACCATACCAGATTCAAAGACAGGAGCACAGCTATTTATACGTGTATGCTTGTCTCTTCCACGTGCAGGAACATAATCAATTACAGGGATTCCAGCTCTTCTCAGCTCATGTATCAATGGTTGGCCGCTAGCTTTAGCCTCAATAATAACAGTTTCAGGTTCCCAATATTGATATTGTTCTAATGCAAGATTTTTTAGATCAGGAAAATCATATCTACCTTTTTGTGCATCAAGTAGAATAATACATTTTTCATAACCCTCTACAGGCTCAAATATTCCCCAAGTTGTTATAGCAGAATAATCTGCAGTTTCTTTTTTTGAAAATGCAGTATCATAAGATTGTATCACGTGGAGCAATCTAGGAAGTTGATCCTTATCGTAGTCTTGCCACCATTCACGTTTTATAATTGCACCCTCTTCTGACGTTGGGTCCTGCATATACTGAGCGTTCCAGTTCTTTGTAGAGATTGAAGCTTTCACAGAATCTAAATCCTCTTTACTCCAATACTCAGGCCAAACAGGTTCATCGTTTGGAAGTATTGCAGGAAACTCAATAACGTCCCACTGATC